GCACTCCATCACGACTATCAACAGCCAACTTTTCACGACGGCTGCTGGTGGATCGAATCAATTATTCTCAGCGTTGGCTGCGGGTGATTACTCCAACGAAGGTTCTTACTCTTTCGACGGATTGCTTTACGCAACCGCCTTGGGTTCTTCGACCGGTGCTTACTTAGCATCTCTCGCAACCGGAACGGCTGGAACAGGAACAACCTTGACCACCGATTCTGCTGGCGGCGTTGCTGAAATTGAAACTGCCCTGCAATCCTTTTATGACAACTACCGCGTTTCTCCTGACACTATCTGGTGCAACTCTGCACAGATGAAGAAGATTACTTCTTTAGTGATCGGTGGCGGTGGCGCACCTCTCTATCGCTTTAACTCTGACGCTAAATCCGTCGGTGGAATCAGCGGTGGCGCACAAGTCGGAAGTTACCTCAATAAGATCACGCAAGATTTGATCCAAGTGAAGGTTCATCCTTTCTGCCCTCCCGGAACGATCATGTTCACTTCAAGCACGATCCCCTATCCTCTAAGTGGCGTGGGTGCTGTTGCTCAAGTGAAATTGCGACAACGTGATTACTATCAGATCGAATACCCATTAACGACACGTAAATATGAGTTTGGTGTTTACGCTGGTAATGGTGAAGTGCTGCAAGTGTTTGCACCGTTCGCTTTCGGCGCAATCAAAAACATTGCTTAATTAGTTTAAGCAGATTGAGTGCGGGGGAGAAATCCCCCGCAATTCAATAAATAAATAAATCCTTGGAGGACGAATGGCAGCTGGAGATCTCACTACTTTAGCAAACGTCAAATCCTACTTAGGCTTAATCGGAAAACCCATATCCGCCATCACTCAGGCGAATCCGGGACAAATTACTTGCACCGCTCATGGACTCATTACCGGCAACTCGGTAGGGCTGAACGGGATCAATGGCATGACCACGCTTAATGGAACTACGGTTACCGTTACCGTTGTCGATGCGAATAACTTTACGATCGGAGTCAATACGACTGCGTATGGTGCTTATACCTCATCGGGCTATGTCTCAGTCGATGACGCTTTGCTGAATCGTTTAATCACTTCGGCTTCGACGTGGATTAAGCAATACTGCAACCGAGACTTCACTCAAACCACTTATACCGAATATCGAAATGGCTGGTCGGGGCAAACAAAAATGGCTCTTAAGAATTATCCAATCATTACGATGACTTCGCTTTACATCAATGGGACACTTATCCCTCAATCAACCGCAACCAATGTGGCTGGATGGGTCGAGAATGGCGGCTTCCTCTACTTGCGAGGCGGTCAAACTTATACGACCGGCTATGCGAATGTGCAAATAACTTATGTTGCTGGATATGCCACGATTCCCTACGACTTAGAACAGGCTTGTATTGAAATCACCTCATGGCGATATCGTGAGAAAGATCGGATTGCTCAGAACAACAAGAACGTCGGCGGCGAGAACATCACCTTTAACACGTCAGCCGCCCCAGCCGATGCCCTTAGAACGCTTCAGGAATACACCAGAGTGATGCCGATATGACAGAAGTTAGCGTTAATATCGTCGGTGTTAGTGAAATCGTTGCTAAGTTCAAAGAATCATCCATTAAGACGAGAAGCAATATCGCTAATGCAGTAAGCATTTCACTTATGCAATTAGTGAGAGATGTTAAGGAAGTAAACCTAAATGGTAAATACTTGAAGGTAGATAAGGGTGGATTAAGAAACTCTGTATTTAGCAAAGAATCTTTTACCACCAATCAAATCAAGGGAACGGTAGGAACAAACGCCTATTACGGTCGAATACACCATTTTGGCTACAAAGGAACTTACACAGTAAAAGAACATTTACGCAAGATGAAAGGCAAGACAGCGTCAGTAACATCGCACAGCAGAACAGTAAACTTAAGGGCAAGACCTTATCTGACCGATGCCCTTGAAGTAAGGAAAGACGAGATCACCCAGCGTATCTTAAGAGCGGTGGAGTTCTAATGTCCCTGAATCGTGAACAATTATTTTCTACGCTTTTCACTCGACTAGCTCTTATCGATGGATTCTCCACGATAAGCCGAATCTTTAAGACTTGGGATGACCTCGAACCCTCGCAGCAACCGGCTCTCATCATGACTAAAGGCTCAGAGTCTGTTGAGAATATGCGCGGTTTCCCGCCTAAGTGGACGCTCAATGGAACAATTTATATCTACTGCCGCAACGATCAAGACCCTAATATCTCGCCATCCGTTCAACTCAATCAACTCATCACGCTCGTAGAAGCTGCCTTCGAGCGAACTGCCACAGAATCAGCCGTCGCTAACGCCCCCTATATGGACTCGCCTAGTGACTATCTAACCACGCTGGGGGGCTTATGCTCTCACGCATGGATTACCGGAACGATTCAAACTGACGAGGGTGTGCTGGGGCAACAAGCCGTTGCACTTATCCCTTTTGAAATTGTAGCCACAGGCTAATGGAGGAACTTATGAAAGACGAACTTAAGAAAATAGAAGAAGCAGATAAGCCCATCAAGGTAAATCCCAAGCATCAACTTCTTAATGATAAAATAGAACAATGGTTTCACAACGCAATTCGCAACAAAGGTATTTCCACAGAATCTTACAATTCTATTCTCAAATCAAAAGATGCCTTAAAAGCCTCTCTTTTGGAACTCATTAACTAACAGGAGGGCTTATGGCTCAATATAATTTTGGCTTGGGAGGTTTATATCTTTTAGATAGCGAATCGCCAACACAAGCAACTCAAGTCGGAGTGTTAAAAGACGTAACCCTCGACATATCATTCGACACGAAAGAGCTTCGCGGTTCTTACACGTTTCCGGTCGATATCGCAAAAGCAGGTGGCAAGATTGAAGGCAAGGCTAAGTTTGCACAAATCTCAGGTCGCCTAATTAACGAGATCATTCAGGGAACGCTGACAACCGGTGCAACCGTTATCGGCTCAAATAATGAAGCTGGAACAGTTCCGGGAACACCTTACGCCATCACCGTCGCTAACACGACCGGCTGGTCAGATTTAGGCGTTTACAACGTAACCAATTCCAAGTTTATGACACGCGTAGCATCATCTCCCTCTACCGGTCAATACTCTGCTGCGGCGGGTGTTTATACGTTTGCGGCTGCGGACACAACCAACAAGGTTCAAATCAGTTATTCCTACACATCAGCCACCGGCAATACCGTTACGCTGACCAATAATCTTATGGGTTCAGGCACGACCTACGTCGTTCAACTTTACAACACGTATAAAACAAAGAACGTCGGTGTCAAACTCTACGCAGTAACGCTAGGTAAGTATTCATTTGCTATGAAGAATGAGGACTTCACCGATGAGGATCTCGACTTCATGGGCTTCGCTGACGCTAATAACGACGTGATCTCACTCTACACAACCGAATAACCCTTAAGAAAGGATTTACAAATCATGGCTTTACTCGATGGAGTTAAAGTTTCAATGGGCGGGAGGGACTTTATTGTTCCCTCCCTCACCCTTAAATCTCTCAAAAGTCTAAGCAGTAAACTTGAAATCTTATCTTCGATGGCGGGTATTCCGAATAGCGATCAAATCGACGCTATGGTGGTAGTGATCCATTCCGCAATGGTGCGAAATTATGCCGATCTCTCCCTTGCTGATGTCGAGGAACTCCTAGACTTATCTAATCTACAAACTACTTTCCTATCGGTCATGGCTGCATCAGGATTGCAGAAAAAATCGGGGGAAGTGGAGAGTCCGCAGAATTAAATTACGGTGAACTCTACGGACTCATCATCACCAACACCGGCTGGACTTATAGCGAGGTCGATAATCTAGACCTACATCAAGTCAAAGAATTGATGGATTATTGGGTCGATAACCCACCGATTCACTTAATGATGAAAGCCTACTTGGGAATCAAGCCTAAATCCAAACCGACTATTCCAGACGAGAACGAACTTAAAAACATTGTGCAATTATTTAGAAAGTAATCTATGGCAGCCGACGCAACCTTATCTATTGAAGTCATTGCTAAAATAGCAAACTATACGAAGCAGATGGAAGAAGCTGCGAATAAGACTAAAGAATCTGCTGGGAAGATGGGTAAAGAGTTTGATAAGTTATCTGAAACCGTTAAAACCTTCACAGAAATAACAGGATACCTTGCTGCTATTTATGGCGTTGGGAGTTTCTTTGGTAAAGCGATACAAGAAGCAAATGACTATAATCTAGAGATCAATCGCTTATCGATATCTATGGATATATCTTTAGACAAGGCAGCAGCCCTTAAGGAAGCCTTGGGTGATCTAGGTATTGATACCGGATTAGTCGCAATGGCTCAAGGTAAATTGGCTATTGGTATGCGTGAAAACTCTAAAAACTTCACCACCTTTGGTATATCAACAAAAGATGCTAATGGAAACCTTAGAAGCACGTTTGATGTTTTAATGGATGTGATTAGCTTGGGTGCTAAATATCAAAATCAAACGGACAGAACAGTCATACTTAATTCTTTATTTGGCAGAGGATCAGAACAGCTCAAGGGCATATTCAGACTTACCAATGAGGAATTGGCAAAAGCCTCAGATGAAGTAGAGCGCTATGGGAGAGATGTAACACCTTATGCGATAGCTTCAACAAAAGCGTGGGTTAGAGCTACAGGTGATGTGAAAGATGTGTATGGAGATGTTCAGAGGGGTATTGGCGAGTTTGCGAAGAAAACAATAATGTTCTTTGATCCAATGGTGAAGAAAATATATGAAGCCAATCTTGAAGAAGAACTTGCTGCTATCGCAAAACAAGCAGGTAATGGCGCAGCCTCAATGGAACGACTAACCGCAGCGCAATTAGCGTTATTAGCGGGTGCGGATGGCGAATATGAGAAATGGTTTAAGACCCTAGAAAAAATCGATGAAACATTCGGTAAAGAAAAAGCCCCTGATTTCACACCTTGGTATGCGTTTTTTAATGAATTAGACAAGTTAGCCACGCCGCAGGTATTAGGTGCATTTAATATCGAAGAAAGCATTGCGCAAGTAGATATAGGTTTACAATCTGTCAGAGATCGTTTTACAGAATTAAGAAGAATTGAAGAAGAAAGTTTCTCCGAGATATTTAACGCAATGACTTCTCAATTTGCAAATAGCCTTACCGGAATGATTACCGGAACGGTTACTGCGACTGAAGGCATTAGGCAGATATTTGCTTCTATGATTACCGGTCTTATCAATATGTTTATTCAAATGGGATTGGAATGGGTCAAGGTAGAACTGATGAAGATGTTATTTGCACAAAAGACCCAAACTGTTGTCACCGCAACTAAGGTAGCTGGAACTGCTGCCGAGATTGGGCTTGAAACCGTAAGTGTTGGTGCAGTCGTTGCCGGTGAAGCCGGAAAAGGGGCTGCACGAACTGCCGCTTGGTGGGCTGGAGTCAATCCTTTCGTGGCACTCGGATTAGGCGTAGCAATGGGTGCAGCAATCGCAGCTTTAGCCGGTGGGTTTAGATCCGCTGCGGGTGGCTGGGCTAATGTAGATACCGATGGTGCGATGGCTCAACTTCACAAAGGCGAGATGGTGCTTCCTGCAAAATTAGCCGAAGGTGTCCGCAATATGGTCGATGGTGGTCAATCAGGCGGCGGCGTTAATAACTACTATATTCAAGCGATGGACGCTTCTTCCTTTGATACTTATGTCAAAGCCAATGCTGGATCGATCTTTGCTGCCAATAAACTAGCCCTTAGAAATGGGAGTCAATTCGCATGAGTGCCTTAGTATTCCCTAGCCTGTCTGGCTTAGACATCGACATCCAAAGAACTCCGATTTATTCAACGGAAGTCCAGCAATCAACCAATGGGCTTGAACTTAGAGCCGCGTTCTGGTCTTATCCTCGCTACAGAATAAGCCTATCGTTTAACTTCCTACGATCAGCGACCTACACAAAATCTACGCAGAACGAATGGGAAACCCTCGTGGGATTCTTCGCTCGTATGGCAGCCAATTACGATACGTTTTACTTCACCATGCCCGATGATTACTTTGTGGGGACTTTAGCCTCTCCGACTTCAACGACCTCTATGCCCATTGGCGTTGGGAACGGAACAACGACTGCCTTCCAGCTGCAAAGAACCCTCGTTCCTTCTGCGTCATTAGCCGCTGCGGCTTCTCGCAGTTACTACCCCACGATTGGCGATGGCTATGAGCCTATCTTCGTGGTCAATAACACCACGCCCCCATCGATCTTTGTCAATTCAACGCTTAAGACCGTTACGACCGATTACACGATTAACAACACGACAGGCATTTTAACCTTTACATCTGCCCCTGCTGCTTCCGCCATCATCTCTTGGACAGGCTCATACTATTGGAACGTTCGCTTGGAGAAAGAGCAGTATGATTTTAGTCGTATGCTAAACGGAGTATGGGAAGCCAAGACGATCAATCTCATAACGGTGAAGTCGTAAAATGAAAACCACGAACGTTACGCTAACTAATTACTTACTTGGTAACGCTGTCTATACGATGTGCGATTTAGTAACGATTACGCCTGTCTCTGGCTCGGTGATTCGATTGACCGATGCAGACGTGGATATTACTTTAGGCGCAAACACCTTTTCTCACAATACCTACCAATTCAAGCGATCTAATACCAAGATTCACATTGGATTGCAAGTGGACGAAATGGACTTCACCATCTTCGACATAGGATCTAATCTCATTAACAATCACACGCTGTATGAATCGTGTGTCAATGGGTATTTTGACAACGCTCAAATCAAAGTTCAACGCCTTATGAATTGTTATGGGAATTATACGTCACAAGTTTATTCTCCGCCAAGCGATTATCTGATATGGATGTTCGAGGGCAATGTATCCCAAGCCAATCCTTCTCGTTATGAAATTAAACTCAAGGTGAAGTCAGAGCTTGAAAAGTTAAACCTACCCACGCCTCGCAATCTCTATCAGCCAACGTGCGTTAATACCCTATTTGATGCCAACTGCGGTATTGACCCTTTGACTCCTGTGAATTATCTTAAGACCGGAACAATAGGAACGGTTACTTCTAGCACCGTATTCCAAGCGACCCTATCCACCACACCGACTGCCAATTATTATGATCTCGGTTACATCACTTGCAACTCTGGGGCAAACAATGGAGTCAAGCGATCCATTAAAACCCAGACCGGAACAACGACTGTAACGCTGACGCTGTTTTATCCATTGCCTTACACACCAACCGCTGCTGATACGTTCACGATTCTTCCCGGCTGTGATAAGGTCTATACGTCAGGCTGCACGAAGTATTCTAACACCGCTAAGTTCAGGGGCTTTGACTATATCCCAAGAAATGAAGATGCCCAATGACCGAACAAGAGCAGAGAGATCTCGTAGTGAAGGAAGCATTATCTTGGATCGGCACTCCGTATCGCCATCATGCGATGGTTAAGGGAACAGGCGTAGATTGCGCCATGATCCTTATAGGAATATACAAGAATTGCGGTTTGATCAATGAAGTAAATCTGCCTTACTATTCTCCTCAATGGCATTTGCATCGAGATGAAGAAAAGTATTTAGAGACCATATCGAAATATCTTAAGCCAACTCAAGACCCCAAGCCCGGAGACGTAGCCTTATTTAAGTTTGGTCGAACTGTATCTCATTCAGCGATTGTCATTGATTACCCTCAAGTCGTTCATGCTTATAACCGATCAGGCGTTATTTTAGACGATGCTACGAATGGCAAGTTAGCCGGTCGGCTGCATGGTTTCTTCACCTATTGGGATCAATAATGTCAGGCTTATTCGCGCCTCCCGCTTCGCCTAATGCCCAGCAAACCGTTGCTGCGGCTGGGCTACAAGTCCAGACTTCCGCCTATGGCTTAGTCGTTCCCATCCTGTTCGGAAAAAATCAAACCACGCCTAACTTAATTCAGATGTTTAACTTTCGTTCTTATCAAAATGTTGAGGCTTCATCAACTTCAGGCGGTAAGGGTGGATCGCCAAGCCCTACTACGATTACTTATACCTATTCAGTCACACCGCTATTCGGATTATGCGAAGGCACGATTACTTCCTTTGATACGATTCGCAAAGATAAAGAGTTTCCAACTGCCTTGACCGGATGGGCAACCTTTACGGGATCGCAAACGACTGCGTGGTCAATCTCAACTGCAAATCCTAGGGTGTATCCCAAGATCGCTTACATCGCCTATGAGAATTATAATCTTGGCACAAGCACCGGACTGCCCAATCATTCTATCGTTCTAACCGGACTCAATCCCTACTCAACAGGTGCTTCATATTACGACGCGCATCCTGTAAAGATTGTTAAAGAGCTGCTGACTAACGCTCAATTTGGAATTGGATTTAGTTACCTAGATCCTAGCGTCGATACTCCGGGCGTTGCGACATTTTGGAATTACTGCCTAGCGATAACATCAAGTGCCAATAATCAATGTATGCTCTTTAGTCCTTTGATCAAAGACCAAAGACCCACCGCAGAGATCATCAACGAAATTATCATGGCTGCGAATGGTGCTTTTGTCTGGTCTGAAGGCGTTCTGAAAATCAAACCTTATGGAGATTCAGCTTTAACCGGACCAGCAGCTTTATCATCGATAGTTTATACGCCTTATCTTACGCCGGTTTATTCCCTAACCGATAACGACTTCATGTCCCCCAAGAATCAAGACCCCATCAAGGTTATCCGTAAGCCTCGCAATGATACCTATAATCAAATCTCCATCGAATATGTCGATAAAGATAAACAATATAATCCCTCGATTGTCGAAGTGAAAGACGATGCGGACATTGCTCAATTCGGACTGAGAAAGAAAGACACGATGAAGTGCCATTTCATTACCAATAAAGACACCGCCCAGATGGTGGCTCAACTGATCTTGCAAAAGAACCTATCCATCGTGAACAAATATCAATTCGTCTTAGGATGGAGATACTGCCTTTTAGAGCCGATGGACTTAGTAAACATCACCGATTCCAATCTAGGCTTCTCTGCCAAGACCGTTCGTATCACGTCCATAAGCGAGAACGATCAAGGACTCTTAAGCATTGAGGCTGAGGACTTCCCTCTCGGTGCTTCAAGCCCAGCCCTTTATTCCACAGGCTCAGGCTCAGGCACAGGCACGAATTATGGGGCTGATCCGGGTAATGTGAATACGCCCTATTTTATAAACCCGCCTTACTTCTTAACTCCGTCTGGACAAGAGCTTTGGATTGCTGTCTCTGCCGATTCTCCATTCTGGGGGGGCTGCACCGTTTATGCTTCGGTGGATAATGTAGATTATGCACCCATCGGAACGATATTTAATAAAGCCCGATATGGCGTCTCGACTGCCTCGATTACGAGCAATTCAGGGGCAATCAGCGACACGACCAATACTCTTGCGGTCGATTTAGATATTTCAAATGGAGTATTGATTTCAACGGATGCCGCTGGTCTTGCAGCTTATGTAACCTTGTCGGCTATTCAAACGTCATCCACTAGCGGTTTTGAATTGATCAGTTATCAAACAGCCACTTCGACAACAGGCTATGCCTACAACATAAGCACCATGAAGCGTGGCGTTTATGGAACGACCATTCAATCTCACGCTTCCGCTTCGCAGTTCATTCGTGTAGATGACGCTATATTCAAATGGCTTGTGCCTTCGACGTTCATTGATGTTAATAACACCGGACAATTAACTTATTTCAAGTTTGTGTCTACCAATGTCTTTGGGACAGTCACCCAAGAGTGGACAACTGTGACAACTGCTTATTCCCTTGCGATTCCAGCTCAGAACTTACCTCAGCCCACCGCAGTTTACGTCACCGTCAATTCAGCCCCTTAAGGACTTATATGACTCTTATAGAATCTAAATATCTACAAGACGATTCAGACATTGGAATCACCGTCTTAACAGACGTGATTACAGGATCGAATACGGTTAAGTTCACAACATCAAAATATATTCGAGTGGCTTGGGATTTTCCCATCAATGCACCCGATCCAGAGTCTTTTGAAATTATCGTCTTCGAGGGAACTGACCCTACCGATGAATCAACTTATCTTTTTCCTATGATTTCAGTTTCGGGTGAGCAACGAATCTGGGTAAAAGCAACGACATGGAATGGAACTGCGACACTTAATGCTGCTGTCCGAGCAGTTTACTATAAGGGATAATTATGGCTACCTATTCTAATTGGCAATTATCGAACGCTGCGATTGAATATGAGCCTAAAGAAACCATTGTATCCGAAACCGTTTCGGTCTTTACCTCCGGCAAACAAGGCATTGTTCCACCGAGCGACAATAAATCCACAAATACAGGTCAATATATCTTGGCTGCAAATGGAACATGGATTCCTCAACCTGCATTCACGAGCGGTGGCTCTGATGCTTTTGAAACCCTCAGACCCAGCAACTTCTCAACCACATATTCAATTTTCCCGCCAACGCCTGTTAATTCTTCTTATGCTTTTGACGTTGATGACAACCACGCCACGACCTTTGGCGAATGGGAGTTTGTATTTAAAAATAGAAATACTGGATTGACTGATATTTTTATTTTTAATACGTGGGCGGCTAAAGGTCAGACATGGACTGCTGCGACTATTAACGTATCTCGGTCATACGGATATTTTAATGATGGTGAATCCAATGCGACAACAGGTTCAAACAACCGCATTAGTAGTGTCTTAATCCAATACTCAGTCGATAACGGTTCTAATTGGTATACCATTGCTACTGATTTATCAGCCTCGACACCACTAGCTGCCACCACGTCAAGTGCTGCGCTTCCTTCCCTTAACCCAACGATGGGCAGCGTGTTATTAAAGTTCACCGTTTATCGCGGAGGCGGTGGAATGGTTTATGACCCTGATATTGGCATATCTATTCCCGGAACTACCGGGGATATGGACTTGAAAATATATGACGTATGGATTTCAGGCACGTATGCCGGTGGGGCTGGAAACATCACGTGCAATAATCTAGCTGTCACAGGCGATGCGACCTTTAGCGGCAAGATAAAGGACGGAACAGGGTCAGCAGGAACATCTGGATATGTTCTATCTTCAACAGGCACACAAACTCTTTGGGTTCCGGATTCCGTCGGATCAGGAACCGTCACTTCCATAACCACCACAGGGGCAAACGGAGTCACCATCTCTGGGGGCTCAACTCAAACCATCACCACGTCAGGAACATTCGCTTTAGCACTTGGCAACATCACACCTACTTCGATTGTGACCGGCACAGGTTCATTCTCTGGAGACGTTGAGTTTTCTTCGAGTATAAAATCCCCTAACGGTTCTAATTCTCCTGTGACGATTGCCCCCGATGGCACAGGCGATTTACACGTCAATGCCGACTCGATGCGACTAGGCGATAACAATGCAGACGCTACGATTGCGACAAGAGGGACAGGCGATTTAATCCTTACCACTCACGAAGGCTCGGCTGTCGAAGGCATTGTCCGTCTTTACGATGGGGCGAACGGAAACATAACTTTAACCCCTAATGGAACAGGTCAAGTCCAAGTAGGCACAGACCAAGTGGTAACGCTTGCAGCTTCACAAACGCTCACCAATAAATCCATCTCAGGTTCTACCAATACCCTATCGAATATCGCCAATGCTTCCACGACTGCGACCTCTGCGAATACCGCTTCAGCGATTGTGGCAAGAGACGGCTCAGGTAATTTCTCAGCAGGAACCATCACCGCCAATCTTACAGGTAACGCTTCAGGCTCATCAGGTTCTACCACAGGCAACGCTGCAACCGCTACGGCTTTGCAGACGGCAAGAGCCATCAATGGAGTTAATTTTGATGGAACGGCTGCGATTACGGTTACGGCTGCGGCTGGAACTTTAACAGGGGCAACCTTAGCCAGTGGAGTGACCGCTTCATCGCTTACGAGTGTGGGAACGCTTACAGGATTAACCGTTAGTGGATTGACAACTGTTACCAATGCAAACATTCTTCTTTCTAATGCTTACAACCTTTCGGCTCGTAATGCAGCGAATACACTTAGCCTTGCCTTAATTGGTAGAAACTCTAGTGATAAAGTGGCTATTGACCCCGATGGTTATGGGGTAACAATGGGAGGACCTTTAACGGTTAGCGGAACGACATCTTTAGCCACATCAAGTGGCTTTTCCCAAATCGGGACTGCTTCAAATTATACAAGTTCTAAATTGCAAGTGTATGGAAATATAGATTTGGTTAATACTTCGACTTCACAGTTTATTCGCTTCTACGATGGAACAACCTTTAAGGGCGGATTAGGAACTGATGATTGGGTAGGCGGTAGTTCTGCTAATTTAACCCTTGTCTCTAATGGCGATTCTGTATTTAGAACAACAGGTTCTGCTACTGAAAGAATGAGAATCGTTGGCTCGTCAGGTAACGTCGGTATAGGAACTGCCTCGCCTAGCACTAAACTTCACGTTTCAAATGCTGGGGTTTCAGCACAAGCGACTTTTGTTGGCACGACAGGTTCTCCCTATATAACAGTTGTCGGAAACTCAGGAACAACAATTCTTGGCAATGAATCAAATGGTGGGTGGGTCGGAACGACAGGTTCACAATCGTTTGTATTCAAAACAACAGATATCGAGCGAGTCCGTATAGACTCTAGCGGCAATGTCGGTATCGGAACTGCCTCACCTAGTTATCGCCTTCACGTCTCCGCTTCTGACACATCAAATGTTGTAGGTGGCTCTGCTGCCGCAATTAACATCAGCAATTCTAATGCTGCTGCTTTCAGTAGGACAGTAGATTTGAACTTTAGCGTTGGCGGTGGGGCTTCGGCAGAAAGGATTGCTGGTCTATCTGCTGTTTATACTTCTTACGGCACTTCCGTTGGCGGGGCTTTAGCCTTCTGCACAAATAATGGTAGTTCTTCGTTTGCCGAGCGTATGCGTATAGACAGTAGCGGTAATGTAGGTATAGGCGTAACTCCGAGTGCTTGGGGAAGTGCTTGGAAAGGATTTCAAGTCCAACAGTATACTGTTGCCGCACTTGGAAGCGATGAAGCAGATATAAACTTAAATGCCTACAATGATAATAATGGCTGGAGATATATCTCCACTAACTTTGCAACGCAATATCGACAAGGTTCAGGAATACATATTTGGTATACAGCCCCTTCAGGAACTGCGGGTAATTCAATAACTTTTACCGAGCGTATGAGAATTGATACCACTCAAGTTAAAGCAACTGTTCCCTTTATCGGCAATTCAGGAACTAAAGGATTCGGTGGCATTACCACAACCACATCCACTTCAACCCCTACAGGCGGTTCGAGTGGAGACCATTACTACATTTACTAATATGCCCCAGCATTGGTATAACGACTCAGGAACTTGGCGGCAAACGAACGCCCTCTGGTACAACGATGCAGGAACGTGGCGTGAGATGGCTGAGGCTTGGTATAACGACGCAGGAACTTGGAGACGAGTTCACCGCAGAGAGTTACGCAGACCGACTACGAACTCCTACACATCGGGCGGAACAGGAACAAACTCGCAAACGAATCCAACAAATGCTTACGATGCTGACAATTCAACGCACATATCGACTTATGGCTCTTGGGGGCGGTCAGGCGTTCCAGCTGCTTCGAGAACTGCAACGGCTATTTTCAGTTCGTGGCAAACGACCGTCAATACCTACAACACTTTAAGACTTTATATATCGGCTAACGCAAGTGGTAACAATGGAGAAACAGGGGCTACCTCATCGGTTAAGTTTGAAATCTCTGTCGATGCGGGGGCTAATTGGACGCAGATGTGGTTATTCACAACCCCCGCAACCACAACAGGAAGCCTCGCTTACACGCTATCGCCTTCTCAGAATCTTGCGAACGTGCAAATTAGATTGTCCGTTCAAGGGGCTTCAGGCGGTGGGACATTTAATATACCCGGAGACGCAACTGCGGATGTCTTTGACATCTTTACGGTCGGAACATACTAAACTATTTTATGGAGAAACTTATGAACATCACTTTCACAGAACAAGAGCTTAACGTCGTGTTAACCGCTCTCGCGCAACGCCCCTTCGCGGAGGTCTTTCAACTTGTAGGAAAGATTCAAACCGAAGCCCAAGCCCAATTAAAGGAAAACGAAAATGTCTAATGTCTATGTAGAAACAATCGAACGAATGGATTGCTACCCAACACAAGAAGGTGA